GCGTAGAGCTGGACACGTTTTGCCAGTCGCAGTAATGGGAGGTTTCCGAACCGCCGCCGCGGGCGACGATCAAGTCCATATGGCGACCGAAGACCATATTGGCTGGCCAATATTCCGCAAATGCGGCGATACCCTGCACTTCGCGCGGGGCGCGCCCGGGCGTCTCGATACTCCAGCGGCCGTCGGCCTTCTCCTTGTTAAGCGTTACGCCTTCCAGCCATTCGCATTTGTCGCCCTGCCAGCATTCGTAGCCCAGCACGTTCGTCGAATAGGCATCTTTCAGCGTCTCACCCTCGTAGTAATAGGCGCCGGTGGTCTTACCCTCGGGGTTGATCGTATCCCGCATGCCGAGCATATTCGTCAGACCGCTGCGCTTGTTATACGAACTCTGACCGTAGCCGCACTGCCCTTGCGAATCGCGCGTGCCGTATTTTGCGTAGAACAGGTTCGCGACGGCGCAGTGCATGTCCCAGTCGATGAGCTGGAACCCCGGGCCGGAGTTCGCGGCGTAGACTTTCAGATCGGCCTGCGAGACCGTGCCGGTGCTGATCTCGCCCGAGATGGACTTCATGAAGTCGTCCTGCAGCAGCGCCTCGTAGACGGCGCACAGGAACTCGTCGTCCTCCACCCAGTCCGGCTCGATGGCCTCGATCTTATCGCTCGTAGTCAGCAGCACGTAGTCGAAATCCGCTGCCGTGACGATGGTGAAAGCGAGCCGCTCGGCGCCTTCCGGAACCGTGGCGAACAGGTACATGCCATTCAGGATACCCGCGCTCGAAGTCGCGCGCAGGCGCCCGAGGATCGTCCCCGCGGCATCCAGCCACACAGCGCCGTAGGCCGCCGAAGCCATCGACGGGAAGCGCACCTGACGGTAGCCGGCCACCGGAACCGTGCAGTAGGAGTTCGCGGCGATGGTCGTCACAGCCTCGTCCAGCGTCGTGTACTCCTCGGCGATGCGGATGGCCTTGCCCGCGACCACCTCGACCTGCTCCTTCGTGAGTTTCACGTACACGCCGTCCACGGCCGGGCATTCGGCATCCGAACTGAAAAAGGCGTATTTCTTCTGGTTCAGCAGGTCGTTGACACCCTTGCACCAGTAGTGCGGCTCGTACATCCACACGTTGCCGTCGCGGCCCGTCAGTACCGCCGGCGTGGCCAGCGATACGTCATCCGCATCGGCGTAGTAGTTCGAGTTCCCGTCGTGCAGCGGGAAGATCGTAACCTCTCCTGCGGCGGTCTTCTTGCCCAGACAGCGATGGCGCTGCGCGAGGATGCGAGCAATATGTCCGCTCGGAACGTACGGCGTATCGAACCGGTAGCCCGTCCGGTTGTCGAGGTTCGAGATGTTCGCAGGATCGGAGACCGCATCGTCGAACTCGATGCACGTCCACGCCGGCTGTTCGATCGTCAACTCCGGGAAGTGCGTCTGCATGGCCGCAAGCTCCTCCTCGTCCATGTACTGCGTCAGGCGGCAGCGGCCCACAAGCCGGCACGTCGGCGTATTGCCGCCCTGCTCGTCCACGCCGCCCATCGATGCGAGGCTCCGAAGCAGCGATCCGTCGTCCTCGATGTCGACGCCCGTCACGCGCAGGTACTGCACTGCCGGGCAGCGGGCCAGCAGCTCCTGCCAGTCGATCAGAGCACAGCCGTCGATCACCAGACGCGCGATCGATGCCGTGCCCTGAAGCGTCAGCCCCGTATTCGGGAGGCTGTTCAGGCCGACCAGTTCCAGCGACTGCAACGTCGCCGGAAGCGTCGCTGTCGTAAGCGGAGCACCCGCAGCGAAGGCGACGCTCCGCAGCGAGGTGTTACGCGCCACGAGCGACTCTAATTTCAGGTTGTTCGACAGGTCGAGCGACGTGAAGCTGCTCGATTTCAGTCCCGAAACGTTCAGCGTCCGCAGGTGCAGGCAGTTCGTGACGATGAGCGCGGCGAGCGTCGTCTGGCTCTGCGCGCAGCTCACGTTCAAAGTCCGCAGCGCCGTGCAGTTGTTCAGGTTGAGCGTCTGCAGCAGCGCCATCGAAACCCCCGACAGGTCGAGGCCCTGCATCCGGCTCGCGCCGTAGAAGTACTGCGGGTCGTTGACGATCAAGTCCGCGTCCATCGTCAGCTCGACCGTACTGCCCGCATCGGCCGCGAGCACCGCCGACTGTTTCGGCGTGCCGCTCGTGTAGCCGTAACCGAAATAGTAGCGCTCCGACGCCGTGATCCGAATCTTCCGCTTGTCCTCCGAGAACTTGTAGCCGAAGTAGGCCGCGAAGCTGTCGGCGCGGTACGTACCGGCGACGTACTGCGCGTCGAGCAGCGCGAAGCGGTTGCGGATCGTATAGACGCGGTGCGCATAGCGGCTGCCCTGCAAGGCGTACAAGTAGTCGTAATGCTTCCGACCCTCGGAGGTCAGGACACCCTCCGTTAACGGCTGGATGTACTTGAAGTGGCCGTCCTTGTTGTAGACACGCTCCGACCAGTTGCCCATCTGCTCCTCGTTGAACGTCCGCAGCACATCGTCCGTGCTCATGTTCGACCGCAGCGCACCCGCCACCTCGATGAGCTTCGCGCCCAGACCCTCGCGCACCAACTTCCACAGAACGCTGTCGTGGCCTGCGAAAGCGTAAGAGCCGATGCTGTCATCGAACGTCTCGTGCGTGATCGTATAGAGGTACGCGAGCAGCGAGTCGTTGCGCCCGCCGAGGATCGTATCGAGGTCGTACGGCAGCGGATGCCAGACAAGACCGTCCCATGTGGCGAACATCATGTTCTTCGCACGGTTGTCGACGGCCATCAGGTAGTCCGTGAAAAGATACCACGCGCAGAGGAACTCGACGTCGAAATACTGATCTACCTCCGCGGCGAAGCGTGCAGCATCATTTTCGCAGCCCTTCACCCACGACCAGAGGCGCTGCACGGCAGCCTTGTCGTCGGCATGCGCCGTCGCCCACGTCTGATCCGGCTTGTAGCGGAACTCCAGCGCATCGTCGAAGGACGTCATGTCGTCCGTGGCGAACAGGCACAGCGGAGCCGAGTTGTTCAGGAACTCCAGACACAGGCACTTGTTGCGCTCCCCGCCCAGCGTCGCGGCATCGTTGAAGCCCTCGATCCCCTCGAAGCCGTACACGTCGTGGCTCTCCGACTTCTCGTTGTTGAAGTTGAACTTGCCCAGATAGCGTATCGTGCCGCTGCCGTCGTTGTCGTAGAACCCGTCGCAGGGGAAGCCGTCGACGCCGATGCGCACATCGTATGCACCTGTGTAGGCTCGCTGCGGGGGCGTGAGATAGCCGCACTTGCGGTAGGTGTCGGCGATGAGCCGCACGGCGCCCGTGTTATGCGTCGACGAGGAGTCCGAGAAGTCGGCCTTCAGGCAGAAGATCGACACCGGACGCGCACCCGGCTTGAACGAGTATTTCAAATCGGGGACATCGGCGCCGTTCACCTCCAGCGTCGTGCCGTACTTCTCCCGCCGGTCGAAATAGAGGCGGTAGTTCTTCCGCGGGTAGGTCGTCGAGGAGGTTCCCTGAATGCGCAGGCCGATATTGCGGGCCACGAAGTCGTACTCCTTGCCGTAGGCCGAGTAGAAGTAGAGATCGACCGGAACCTCGAACTTCTTGTTGTTCGTCTCGTTGACCAGCTCCACGTCGCCGACGATGCGGAACACCGACTTGCCCTGCGCGCGGAGCTTCTCGATGCCGATATCGTCGCCCTCGTCGTCCAGCACATCGTTCTGGCGGTAAAGGTGCACCATCTCCTCGGTCGTCAGCCGGTCGACGATGTAGTTCGACAGCATCTCGTCGTCCGACAGGGCACGGTCGTAGACCCGCAGCATCCGCAGATCGACATCGGCAGCCGCGGAACCGATGCTAATACCCGCCGGCGCCGCCTGCAGCAGGCTCTCCGTCGAGGCGTACTGCTTGGCGCCGCAACGCACGCCGTTGACGTACAGCTCCAGCAGCCGGTGGCCGGACTTCGCACCTACGACGAAGCCGATCTTCAGGTCGATGTCCGGGGCGAACTTCGTACCTACCTGCGTACCTCCCGAGGCCGTCAGCAGCGCCTCCTGCGCCGTGAGGCGGAAGCCGATACCCTCCGCAAGGCACGAGAGCACCTCGCCGTCACGATCCGTGACATTCGAGCAGCGCAGCTCGAACTCGTAGGTAGCGCCCGTCGACGTCGCGTCCGCGGCGAACGGCTGCATCCCGATCTCCACGCGGGCGCCGTTGCGCATCCGCAGCACATCGCCCGTCCAGCCGCTGCTGCTCCAATCGAAGCCCTCGAACGTGCTCTGCACATCGCCGTAGCTCCACGTCGCAGGATCGGCCTCGGCATTCGAACGGCCCGCGGCCGAGAGCCGCAGCCGAAGGTCTGCCGTCGTCTCCTCGATGTCGATATCCGAAGGCTCTACGGTCACGGGAAGAACGTACTCGACGCCCCGGCAGAGGAAGCGCAACGTGACCGCACCCTGTGCGGAGAAGCGGTTGGCGTAGCGCTGCGTCGTGCGCGGAACGCTCACGTCCTGCGTCAGAGTGTCATTCTCGAAGATCGAGACCGCCGCCGGGGTCTGCGCCGGATCGTAGGCCACGAAATCGAAGGCGAGTTGCTCGTAGCGGCCCACGCTCAGGCGAGGCGACAGGTGCTCGTCGGTGAAGATGCGGCCGTCGGCGAAGCGGTGCATCGTACCGATGAACGCACCGCCTGCACCGCGCCGCAGCAGGTCGAGGTAGACGCTCTCCGAACGCAGCGACGACTCGTCGCTCACAGCGACCTCCGCGACCATTTGGACGGTATGCCGGCCGGCAGAAAGGCCCGACATCGGAAGCGAGAAGCTCCCGTTCGTCGTGCCCGACTTGGTGACCGTCGCCGTATCGTACTGGCGGCCGTCCACGTAGAGCGTGACGACCTTCGTACCCGAACCGCTCACCGTGAAGGGGATCACGGCCGTATCCTCCGCTCCGTAGCCGCCCGCAGCGAGTCCCGCCGCGAGGTTGTAGCTGCTCGAAAGCGACAGCGCGACAACGCGTACCGAGACGTATGCCTGCTTCGACTGCTGGCGGCCCGTCTCCGGGTCGGTCGTCGTGGCGCGCACGTAGATGTCCGTAACGCCGGCCTGCAGGTAGGGCGTAAGGTCGAGCGTATAGCTGCCCTTCGATACATCCTGAACCGTTTCCCCGAACGCCTCGACCGAACCGCGCGAGGCCGTGATCCGAATCGTCGCCTTCTGGCCCGTGGTGGTTCCGGCATCGTCGCCGGCAGCGTACTGGTGGTCGTAGGTATAGGTCAGACGCACCGAGCCGCCCTCCTTGACGACGGGGTGATCGACGCCGGCCGAGAGCACGATCTTCGTCGTGACGCTCTCGCCGCCACCACCACCGCCCGCAGGGATGTCGACACCGGCGATCTCCGCACCCGACTTATTCGTGAGCGACAAACGCACGCTCGACTCGTCGTCGTTCAGATCGGCCGTCATGCCGAACACCGTACTGGCGTCGATCTCGTTCAGACGGCGCGCGACGGCGGCATTCTCCACAGGGTTCGTGGACTCCGCATCCAGCGAGTCGTCGACCGTCGGCACAGGGATATCGACGTTGCCGTCGCCGTCGGGCTGCATCTTCCCTCCGCCGTTCACCGTAACGCTCCTTACGCCGCTGCCGAACTCCCGCCATTGTGCCGTGTCGTTCCAGCCGTCCAGCGTGGCGCCGATGAACTGGTAGCTCTGCCATTCGCCATCGCTGACGGCGAACGTCAGGACAAGACCGCGCGCCTGCCCTTTCTCCCGCGCCACGGCAGCAAGGGCCGTCGCAAGCGTGTAGTAACCGCTATCCAGAGGAAGCAGCGCGGTCACGTTGTACACGTTTCCTGCGCCCGAGCCGCTGCCGAAGCCTTGCCAGAGCGCCTCCTGCGTCCAGTCGTCGAGCGTCGCCCCGATGAACTGCCGCGTCTCCCATTTGGCCGCATCGATGCGGTAGGTGACGACAAGCCCCTTCTTCCGGTAGGTGACGCCGTCGTTCATCTCCTGCGCTGCGAGCGCCTGCAGCGCCGTCTCCAACGTGTAGGTCGCATCGCCGCAGCGCGCATTGACGTTGAACAGCGATGTACCGCCCAGAGCCGTCTCGGCGACGGCATTGAACTCCGCGACGATACCCTCGGCGGCGGCCGTGGCACTCTTCGTCTGGGCCGTGGCCGCGGCCATCTCTTTGGCCAGCTCCCGCGTGACGTCCGCGACATCCTCCGTTTCGGCCGTGGCATCCGCGGCCTCCGAAGCGGCTGCAAGAGCCACGGCGGCGGCATCCTCCGCAGGCTTCGACAGCAGCGGCAGGGGTACAAGCACCACCTTCGTACCCTGCATGGCCGGAAGCGAGTTCACGCCCGAGAGCGCCGTGACCTTCTCCAGTTCCAGAACGCCCTGCGACGACGCTTTGATCTCGTCTAAAATCTCCTTCTTGAGAAGACTCTTCTCTTCATCCGTGATTGCCATATCCTATTCCGTTTGAGGGTTCCCGTTGTATTCTTTGACGTGCTCCGCGAACGCATCGATCAGCGCAGGAGTTCCGAAGCGCTCGACGGCCGTCTGAAGCATGCGCAGGTCGTCGTCCGAAACCGACAGCTCACCTTCGCTGCGGTGGATCGTCAGAGCCAGATTCAGCGCCTCGATGCCGTGCATCTGGTTGTAGAGCAGATTGGCGACGCTCCGGCGCATGTCGCAACGTACGCGCTGCCGTTTCGAGATGTCCGTGAAGACATCGAATTCCTTGAGGTTGATTTTTTTCATTTTTCCTTAACTTGAGTGGTTCAATATCTGGTAGCGGAACCCGTCGATCTTCGTGATCAGCACGGTGACGGAATCCCCGGCTTCCATTCCGTAATCCACGAGCGCCTCGTTGTGGTTGTAGATGCCCTGCAGGGTGATCTTCTTCGACCCCGGACGGACGCGGAACGTCACGGTGGCCGCGAAATCGTCCGGCAGCACCGACAGTCCGAACTGACGGGCGACGGAGAGCTCGCCGGGAAGTTCGACATTCGTCCCGCTGTAATTCGGATCGTTGTAGTACATCAGGATGACGTTGCACTGCGAGAAGTCGACCTTGTAGCTGCCGCTGTCGAACGTCAGGATGCTGGCCTTCGTACCAACGAAGGAGGGCGCGATCAACGCCGCATTGCTACAGATGCCGTAGTTCTTCGTACCGCCGCTCACGTCGATGAACAGGCCGTAGTTCGCGGAGTCGAAGCCCCATTGCGCATCCGAGTTCTGCTTCTGGTTCACGATGCGGCCGACCGCACTGAAAGCTCCGCCGGCCGAGGCCGGGATCACGTCGTTGCCCAGCATCGCATAGCCCGAATCGCCGCCCACGCGGAAAAAATTCTCGTAAATAGCCAAACTGCCCCCGGAGCCGGTCTGCGACGCAACGGCTCCGATGCGGTTCCGGCCGATCTCAAAGCCCCCGATAGTTCCACTCGTAGCCTCGATCTCGCCCTTGAAGACTCCGTTGGCGGCCTCGATGCTTCCGTCCTCCAGAATCCTGAAGTTCCCGTTCGCCGTGACCAGACCTTCCAATTTGATGCTGCCGGCCTTGATGAAGACACCCTCTGCCGAAGCTCCGACGAACGATTGCAGCGTGCCGTCCCCGGCGATGGCATACATCCCGGCGACATCTTTGCGGCTGACGAGGCCCGTCGTGTTGATGAGGTTCCCGTCCTTGTCGAATGACTCCGTGGCGATCTTCACCAGCAGGTCGGTCTGCTCGAAGAGCGTCTTGTGCGAGTAGACGAAATCCTCGATGTGGTCGAGCGACAGCATCAGCATGTAGAGGTACATCTTGCCGCTGAACGACAGTCGGAAGTCACCCGTACCGTTCCACAGGCCGCTGCCCTCGAACGTGCGGTAACCTTCGCCGGCGGCGATATCCTGCGTGATGTGAAACTCCTGAAAGTTCTGAAAGCCCGTCTGGTCGACACCCTCGAATTCGATCACCAGCGTCCCCGGCTCCGTGCATTTGTAAAAGAACGTGAGGAACACCGGCTTGGCTTTCAGCAGCCCGTCCAGTCCCGGCTCGTAGGCCGGCCGCGTCTTGAAGTCGGCGTTCTTCTGGAGGATGTAGTTGTTGTTGATGCACATCACCGTGCGGCCGTCGACATACTCGACGCCTGCATAGCTGCCCTTATTCGAATAGGGAGCGCCGTTCACCCACAGCCACTTCCCGCCGAGCGTGAAGAAGGCGATGTCGTTGTCCGAATCCCAGTAGCGCATGCCGCTGCCGAAGTTCGGATTATTCAGGAAGCTCTGGCCCGTCGTGAAATCGTTGCGCATCGATTCGACGCTCGAACGGATCGTGCCCTCCATCACCTCGAACTTCGTCAGGACATCCTCGCCCGTGGTGAGCAGAAAGCGGCCGCGCAAATAGGCATTGTCCGCATACAGGCCGTATCCGTGCGGCTGGTCGTCGGCAGGGAACCACGAATCGGCAATGCCGTCCAGATTGCCCATGCGGGCATGAAGACAGCCGGCGAGCGTCTTGCCGCTCACGCCGTTCATCACATCGATGCGCGGCTGCCCGTCGTCGGTCGCCGAGATCAGGATCAGCCCCTGACGCTGCGGATCGGACGTGCTGCCCATCAGCACGCACTCGTCGCCGACGGCCGGCAGCGCATCTCCGAACTCCGAGGCGGCGACCCTCGCCACACCGCCCTCCACCGAGGCGATCTCGACCCAGTAGGATTTCGAAGCCGCAGCGCCTTCGACCTTGCAGCGGACGAGGTCGCCGGCGACGAACGGACACCCCATCTCGAAGGTCAGCAGGTAGTGCTGCCCCGCAGCGTCCATGTCGACACCGGAGACCTTTCCGTCAGCGGCCGACACGACCAGTTCGCCGCCCACCGAGCGAACCTTCTCCACGAGCAGCTCCAGAACCCGCATCGTCTGGCGAACCGTCAGGCGATCCACGGCCAGATGCGATATGCCGCTCGCGTCCATCTCCAACTGCCACCCCGACCCTAACAGGCCGTCGACGAACGACGGAGATCGCAGCAGGCTGCGCACGACGACAGACAGCAGTTCCGCATTGCCCGCAGCGTCTATCTCCCCGCCCGTCGCACCGCTTTTGAAGCCGCCGAGGCGCAGACCCTGCTCGAAGATGATCAGCCCCTGCGCCGTATCGTTCTCCCGCTTATTGAGAAACTCCTTGCGGCTGCGCTTCGCCGAGAAAAGGTTGAAGTCGCTGGCCGGCGTGTTCTCCCAGCTCCGCACGATATCCGGAAGCCCCGCCGAAGCCGTCTTGGCATAGTGGCGCACCTCGCCCAGCTCCTCGTCGATCTTCTCCAGCGCGCCTTTGCCCAGCACGTCGCTCACCTCGATGTCCATCTCCGAGGGGTACTGCACGTTCTGCGAGATCGAGGTGATGCGGCTCGTCCGATAACCCGTGCCGGGGAAGTATTCGTCGCTCTCTAACCGCACGCGCCGACCGACGTCGAGCGCAAGGCGCCGCTGGGCGACTTCGACATAATCCGTGCGGCCCTTGTAGACGTAGCGATCCTGATCGTGTTCACGCAGGTACTCGTCCACGGCCTCGGCGAACTCCTGCTCGGCAAGGGTGTAATACTCCTTCGGCATGCGGATATTCCACAGGATGTATTCGTCGCCGACCTTCGGGATCAGCAGCCCGCCCGGCAACTGCGTATCGTCGTCGTAGGGCCATTGGGTGATGATCTCGAACTCCTTCTTTTTCGAGTCATAGTTCACCTCGAAATCCCGGCCGTTCAGCTCGCCGCTCTGGAAGGTCATCTGCTTCACGAGACCGCCGATCTCGTAGGCGTTCGGGTCGAACGTCAGGCTCGTGTCCTTGACGTAGTAGATCGTGAAAGGCTCGCCGTCTTCGTCCGTATGCTGTTCGCTGCGGACGCTCGAAAGCGTGCCGATACGCCGCGGATAGATACCCGAGAAGGCATCGCGCTCGTAGTGTTCGACGATGCCCTGCTGCGTGTTTTGCTCCACGTACGTCCGGCGGCCGGGCAGTTGCAGCCGGCTGTAACCGTACTCCTCCGGATCGATGTTGCGCGTCGAGCCGATGGGAAACAGACGCGTGAAGAACTTGACGTTGTCGGCGGATTCCCGCTCCAGCGACACGAGGCCGTTGTCGTAGCCCAGCACCGCCTCGTCGCCGTATTCGCAGCGGCAGAGGTTCACGGTCATGCCGTCCGTCCAGAACTCCGTCTTCGCGGCCTCGGCCAGCATCGAGAGCGCCTCGTCGCAATAGGTTCCCTCGTAGTCGAGGGTCAGGTTCTCCGTCGAGAGAACCTCGCCGACCTTCCAGTCGGTCGTACCCATCTGCCGGTTGATATTGGCCACGATGAGCGCCATATGCTCGCGGGCCGGAGCCGTCAGCGAAAAGATCGGATCGTTCTCCCCGTCGACTATCTTCAGCACGAGGGCCTGCCTCATGAGGCTCTCGATGCCGTAGAACTTGCAATCGTACTCCCATTCGACCGTCGAGGTCTGCTTCGGGGCGTACTCCTCCGTAATCCAGAAGCGCACGCCCTCGAAGTCCACGTAGTCGTAGACCTCGAGCGGCACGCATTCGAAAGCCGTGAACGACAGGCCGAGCATGTGGTCGCCCATCAGCCGCTTCTGACGCGTGGAGTTATCCGACGGCGAGACCGTCAGCTTCAGCATGCCCTTTCGGTTATAGATTTTCAGTTCCATAGTTTCATGAGCAGCCAGCAACATCCGTATCCCGCAGCGATGCCGAGGGCATCTGCTGACAAATCCCACCAGCACCAATGGTTGCCGGAGGCGTTCTTGTCGCCGTACTCCTTACCCAGAGCCAACCCTGCGGCCAGCCAGAGGCCGGGAGCGCCCAGCGCGAAGACGACTGCGAAGCAGACGGCGAAATGCTTGATCTTATCTTTTCCTATCTTCATGTTCGAATGCCGTTCGAACGGCGTTTGAATGGGGTTAAAACGACGGCTGCGGCTCGCGAAACTTCACCGTGAACTTGCCGGCGACCTCGCCCTCGAAATCCGTCAACTGCTTATAGTCCGAAGCCTCGCGGTAGAACAGGTGGAAATGGCGGTTCATCTCCGGGAAGTAGAAATCAAGCCACCCCTCCTCGCCTGTCTGGAGCATCTCGACGAAGGCCGTATAGCGCGACAGGAACTCCTCCCTGTCGGCGGCCAAGATGGCGAACTGCAGCGATACGTCACGGGCCTCGCGGCGCTGCACGATAGTCGAGGGAACCGTCACGCCGTGACGTTCCCGCAGCGACACCTCCTTCTGCGCCTTGACCGCAGCTGGTCTGAGCAGCGACGAGTAGTTCTTCATGTCGCCGGGCTTGTCCTCCGCGAGGAATGCTCCGTAGGCATCGAACGGGTCGATGTCGTTGATCAGCAAAAGTCCTTTCAGTACATCCATATCGCTATTTCGCTTTCAAACCGTCCCGCTTGATGGCCTGCCACAAGGCCAATATCTGTGGCAACGTATCGGTATTTTTCGCTATTCTGTTCAGCGCATCGAGCGAGGCGCCCAGACCTTCGGCGATGTCATCCATCTTGTCGTCGACGCTCGCGCCGTGCATTTGAAGCGACGTCATCAGCCCTTCGAGCTTCGTGCCCTGATCCTGCGTCATGGTGGTCGTGAAGGCTCCGGCCTTGCCGCTCTGCGTCGTGCTGTCGGGTTTCCACAGCTCGTAACCCATCTCCTCGGCGCGCTTCGCGAACTCCTCCATCCACGCCTCGGCAGCATCCATATTCGAACCTATGCCCGAGTAGAAGTCGTCGAGCAGTTCCATCACGTCATAGGCGATGTCCTCCTCGCTCTTGCCGCTCGCGTAGATCGACTTTAGGTTGTCCTGCAACTTGTCGAACTTGTCGGCGAAGAACAGCGAGTAGACGACCTGCTCGGCCAGCTCCTCGAGCTTGGACGAGATGTCGTCGCACATGTCGCCGTAGACCCCCGTGACACCTTTGGCCATGTCCCGGACACGATCCAGCACGCTGTCGCCCAGCGACCCGAAGGTCGAGGACAGGTAGTCTTCCAACGCCTGCTCCGCCTCGTCCATCGCATCCTTCAACTCGATGAGATTCTCCAGATACTTGCGCGTCTCGTCCGACATCTTCCGCGTGTCGAGAATCGTCTGGAGCATCGCAGTATCCAGTTCGCCGTTGGCGTCGATCAGCTCCGGATAGACCGAAAGAATACTGCTGTACAAATCCTTGCCTTTGCCCCAGCCGAACAGACCCGTCTTCTTGTGTCCCGTGACGATCTGCGCCGAAGCGAGTCCGTAGATGCCCTCCTTGTACTGCGCCATGCGCGCTGCGTACGTTCCGCGGGCGTCGCCCGTGATACGTTCGAACCAGTTCATCGTAGGGGCCGAACCCTTCATCTCGGCCTCGAACTGCGAAAGAGCATCCTTGTAGACCTGCATGGCGTTGGCCGCCTTCATGATCTGACGCTCCCCGAAGACACTCGTCGCCTCCTCCAGCAGCAGGTTCTGCTCCAGCAGCGCGAGGTTGTACTGCCGCTGGAAGTCGAGCTTCGCACGCTCGATCTCCTTCAGCGCCTCCCGATGCCGGGCTTCGGCGGCGAAGGCTTGCCCGATGAAATTGGCCGCTTCGCCGATGGCGGCTCCGATACCTCCCACGATGCCGCCTTTGGCGAACCCCTGACCGATGTTCGACACGGCGCTCATGACCTGCTGCACGCCACTGATGGCATCCGCGGTCTGGGTGTCGCCCATCTGGTCGAACATCGCGGCGAGTTCTCCCGCGGCGTCCGCTGCGGCGCTGCCGATGGTTCCGATAGCTCCGGAGATATCCTTGATCCCGTTCGCACCCTTGAGTTCGGCCAGACCCTTCTCGAAAGTCTTGAAGATATTTTCCCACTTGTTGGAACCGCTCTTCTTGCCCGTCTGGAGCAGCTTGTCGAGCGCCTTGCGCAGCTTATCCAGCTCCGCAGGACTCTTCTCGATATTCTTCAGCTCTGCAGCGGAGATGAAGGTGATGCCCTCCGCAGACCCCTTGCCGTTCAGATATGCCCGCAGCTGCTTCGCCTGTGCGATCAGCTCGCGCAGCTTGTCGAACGACAGCGACGAGTAATCGCCGAAGAGCTGCTTGAGGAATCCGTTGTCTTTGGAGATGCTCGCAGCCTCGGCGTCGTTCACCGAGCGGATGCCCTCCTCGATCTTCTGACGCGCAACGGCGATGGCCCGGTCGATCTGCTCCGAATTGGCCTCCGTGCGCTGCTCTTCAAGCGCGGCGATATCCTCGTTGCCCTGACGCCTGATCTCCGCACGCTGTGTCTCGAAATCCCGGTATTTCGCAAGAAGGCCCGACAGATCGGCCAGCTCCCGGTTCTTCGTATCTTCGGCGACCTTGAGCGCGCGGCGGATACGCGCATCGGAGGCAGCATTGCCCTCCGTGTCCTGTTTGAGCGCGTAGTACTTCTCCTGCAGCAGATGCAATGCCTCGCCCGCCGTACCGTCCGGATCGACATCGACGGCGATCACCAGACCCAGCGTATCGGCTTTCAGAATGTCCTCGGCGCCGTTCAGCGACTCGTCGATATACGCATTCAGTTCCTCTTCCGAAAGGACATCGCCGTTGGGGAGAATCGGCGTGATGAGAATCTCGTGGCGCTTGCCGGCCGCGTCATCGATGCCGAACTGGGAACTGAACACCGTAGCTATGCCCTCGCCGGCATCCTGCCACCCCTTCTCCGCCAGACGCGCCGCGTCGATCATCGGCCGAGCCAGCAGATCGACATTGCCGACGAAACGATCCGTCATCTGCTTTCCCAACGCTGCCAGACGCTCGTCGCTCAGATGGCTTCGCAGCGCGGCGATGGCCTTGTCGTGCTTGCGCTCGGCATCCTCGCGCTCCGCAGCGTAATCCTTGTAGGTTTTGAGTAGGTTCTCGAGGTGATCCGCATCCGCCTTCTCTTCTTTCTTGTCGATCTCGGTCAGCGTATGGTCGAGTTTCCGGGCCGCCTGCACACGCTGCGCGGCGGCTTGGGCGAGGATCGTACTTTTCTGTCCCGGCGTAACCTTCCCGCCGGCCTTGCGCAGACGCTCGTAAAGCTGAAGCCGCTCCTGCTCCTCTTTGGCAATACGAGCTTTCTCCTGCTCGAAAGCGTTTTGCGCCTCGGCGCGCTCCTTCTCGAAGCCCTCCTTCATCAGCGAAATGCGCGTATCCTCGATGCGCCGGCGGGCTTTCGTCTCGTAATCCACGAGGTTCTGCGTGAGCTTGGACACATCGCCGGAGCCGTCCTTCGGAGGCGCGATGAATCCGCCGAGGCCGGACTCCTTACCCAGATCGGCGATGTCCTCCACCAGCTTCTTCGCCTCGTCGAGGTAGGCGTCACGCTGCTCCCGGGCGGCCTGTACCAACCTCGCTTTTACTTCCTCGTTCGACTTGTCGACCTCGCGATCCATATCGCCGGGCAATATCCCCATCTGCGCACCGCCCACTTTGGCCATCCAACGCCCGAAGCCGCCGGTGGCGCCCTTGACTTTATTTGCCGGAGTCGCCTGAAGCGTATTCACCTGCTCGTCCGCCTCGGTAGCCTTATTGATGAGAGCCTGTACCTTCGCCTGCAAAAAGAGCATCTGAATGTACGCTTCGCCCTTTTGAAGCAGCACATCGTACCATTCGGAAATGGTGTTGTAGTAGCCGAAGCTCTCGCCGTATTTACGATTGAGCTCTTCGACCTTCGCCTTTTCCTGCTCCTTCGTGCCGTTGAACTCCTTGAGGCTTTTCAGGGTCGAGTCGATCTCGAAGCGCGTCTTGATCATCTGCGCACGGCCCTCTTTCTCGATCTCCACGCGCTCTTTGGCTTTGGCGGCTGCAGCCTCCTGCGAATCGGAATAACGATCCCACAGGACGATCAGACCCGTGATGACGGCCGAAAGCCCCAGCGTCAGCGTCGCCATGAGCGCCGAGGCCGCAGCCGTCGAGATGCCCAGCGACGCGGCCAGCCGAGTATTGGCTGCCGTCAGCAGGTTCTTCATCTTGACGACCGTCACGAGCCGGAAAGCGGAGTCTTTGTTCAGGGCATTCATCACCTGCTGCAACCCCATCGTGATGGCCAGCACGCTCTGCACGCGCGTCTGAATCTTGACGAGGTTCTCGTTCTCCGACGCGAAGGCGCCCATGATGCCCGTAGCCATCGTGAAGGCCCCGGCAACGCCGCTCGCACCGCTTATCAAGCCCTGAAGCCCGGCATTGTCGTGCGAGAGAATCTTCGTCTGCGTGCGCAGGTCGCCCAGCGTATCCTGCAACAATGCGGCACGCTGCGCCATCGTCTGGTACTCCTGCGAGTTCTGGCGCCCTTCCAGACGCATCTTCGCCATCGCTCCCTGAAGCTGCCGCAACTCCATCGTAAGCCCGCGGGCCGTCGCAGAGTTCTTTTCGTGCTCGCTGCGCAGTCCGTTCAGCACGGCTTTGTCCTCTTCGAGCGCACGCGTACAGGCTTCGATCTCCGCGCGCATCTCCGTCTGCGCCTTGCCCGGCCCCAGCCGGTCGTACTGACGCCGCAGGTCTTTCAGGCATTGTTCGACGTAGCGTACCTGTTCGCGCTGCGCCGCGATGCGCTCCGTGATGCTTTGCGAAACCCGCTCGACACGATCTCCGAGCGCCTCGGCAGACTTCCCGGCGGCATCGAGGCCGCCGGAGAGCTTGTCGCGCATCAAAAATTCTATTTCAACGGGTTTCGGCATGCGGTTTACTTGTTTTCTTGAGTCTTGATTGTATGAAGCCGGAAAGCGTTCGCGGCTTCTCTTTTTTCTTGACGTAGCGCGGCGCGTCTGCCAGCATCATGCGCAGCGTCTGATAGTTCACTCCCCAGAGGATATATCGGACGCTCCAGCCTGTCGCGGCAGCGATCTGCCACACCATTCCGAAGGGGCTATGGGAACCTTCGTAGACGGTCTTTAACTCCCCTTTTTTCTTCTTTCGCGGCTCAGCCTCGGTCTCATCGGGTTCGCCGTCGAGATCGATCTGATAATACTCATAAAAGACTTCGTCCCCAGCAGGCGCAGGAACTGCATGTTCGCGGCCAGCAGATACTCGTCATCGACGAACCAGCGTAGCAGCCATGCCAGAAGGCCGGAGAACAGCCACGTAGAGAAGGCTCCCCGGCAAATCGTCAGGGCTACCATCTTCGACACACGCCGCCCGTGCAGCGCCATGTAGGCCAGCTCCTCGTGCTTGGTGAACTCCAGCATCCGCTCGTAGGTGACGCCTGTCTGGAGGTAGAGCCGCGCGAGGCGTATCTGACCGCCCAGACACGGGCGGCGCATCGTCAGACGCACGACCTTGCGGGTAAACGGGATTTTGAAAAAGGGCAGCGAGACTCCGATGTCCAGCAGAGCCTCCGCTGCCTCGATTTCGATCTGCGGATTCGCATTCATCGCTCGACGATGCTATCCGACAACTTCCTCTTCCTCGTCCGGAGCGAAGTCGAAGCCGTAAGGCGATGCTGCGGAATCATCCGGCAGCAGGAAGGTTGCCTTGCAGTGAATCTTCATCACGTCCGAATAGTCGTACTTGCCACGCGGATAGGCCAGAAGCGAAACCTTTGCGGCCTCGGTTTCGGAGCCGTCCGCCGAGCGGATGACAACCGGCCCCTCCAGCTTGATGCGCTTCGAGGGCGCGTTCCACTTCTTGCCGTTCTTGGAGGTCGTACCGCCCATCACCTGCACGAGGTTCGCGGGCTTGAGTTCGATCAGGTCGAACTCGATCTCGCTCGTACCGGGGTTCTCCTCGATCTCCTTCACAGGAGCCGAACGTTTCTGTGCGGCCCAGATTTTATTCGTCGACGGTTCGTCACCGCCCCAATCCAGACCGTCGTTGCTGATAAGGCCCAACTCCTTACCGTCGAAGACGAAGGATTCGAGACCGTAAATGAACCCGTCGTGTTCCGATGCAGGGGTCTGCTGTGTGATGTCTGCCATATTACACGATGTTTTTAATGAGTTTTACAATACTTTTCAGCGGATTGGTTTTCGTAAGCAAAGCCGTCGCAGTTCCTCCCGCAAGGAAGCCCGCAAGCAGCCACCGATACCATGTGGCGGGCGGCCGTTTCATGCGCTCGTCCGTTCGTCGGGTCAGAGCTGCGGCCGACAGCAGCGAGTCGGCGCGTGCACGGTATGCCTGCATCTCATCCAGTCGAGCCATGAGCGAATCGATAAGGACGCGTTGTCGGAAGACGCGGTTCTCGAAGTAGGTGCAGCGCCGGGCGATGCTGTCGCATCTGCCCCGAACGACGATCTTGTCACCCTGACGCTCGGCCTCGATGCTCGCACGGCCGTTCTGTGCGCTATATTTCGCGCCGTCGGGAAGATCAAGGAGGCTCTGCGTCGGAATCGTCATGTCCGTCCGCTCCTCCGGAACCGGCTCCGTATACTCCCGGCGCGTCGTCGTCGAGTCCGTCTGCGTCTGCTCCTGTGCATGCCGATGCGTGTCGTGAACGGCGGCGGCCTGCGCTTCGAGTTGCGCTCCGAAGCTGCTCTGCTCCGACGAGGCCGTCTGCTCGCTCGTCGTGTTCTTGATTGCTCCGCACGCCGCCGTCAGTAGGGCGACGAGGAGCAACACGAGGGGAATTCCCCGAATTCGATTTTTCATTCTGTGTTTTGAGCTGTTTGGTTAACTGATCGATCTTTTTATTCAGGGCGTCGATCTTCTCCTCCATGACTTTCTGATTGGCCAGCAGGTGGGCGTTATCCGCTTGCAGACGCACGTTTTCATTGAGCGTCTCGGTGTACTTCTCCGTCAGCAGGTCAATGGACTTTTGCAGCGACGCCAGAAAATCGTTATTCCGCTGACGGCGCGTGACCAGCCATGTCACCACGGATGACAAGAAGCCGCTCGGAAGCGCCCACGTCAGTATTTGCATCACTACGCTATCCATTTCTCTGTTTCTATTGAAGTCAAGCCCGCTCGATCATGCGTGCGATTTTCGCGATGCTGTCGGCGTACACCGTCGGATCAGCCGTGCAATAGCCGGCTTTAGCGACCTCGTAGGCGAAGCGCTGCACGTCGTGACGATACGGCATCGCCGCAGCGTAGCGTTTCGCAGACAAGACCTTGAAGTGGTCGTGCAGGCACTCTTCCACCGTGTCGTAGTCGCGAAAGGCTCGGTCGACGTCGTAGCGATAACGGCCGTCGAGGAGTGGCGTGATCGAATGCACGCGGACGAAATTGCCGCCCTGACGGTCGTCCCGGAAGTATTCCGTCGTGCGCACGATCCGACGCTTGCCCGTCCATTTGTCGCCGGCCGTGATGCCGAAAAGGTTGTTGCCGATGGCACGCTTGCCCCAGCCCGTCTCGAGCGCAGCCTGCGCCGCCACGAAAAGCGGGTTCAGCCCTGTTCCGGCGTAGACACGCTCGATGGCCGGATAGTAAGTGCGTTTGAATTCCGAAGGTGTCATACGCTATGCCCGGTTACTCCTCCGATGCGGTCAGGGTCTCCGCCAGCTTCGCACGCTCGTCGTCGGTCAGCCCTGCGACGGCCTTGCCGACGGCCGGAATACCCGCATTCTTCGAAACGGTGACGCCGATGGCTTCCAGCGCGACCTTCACGGCGGCGAGAGGATAACTTTTGTCGCCGATGACGATACCGTCGGCCGTAGTTGCGGCAGGCACGTCGTCCTCAATGAAGACGAGGCGGCAGATTTTGCGTGCGACCAGATCGTTGACGCGCTCGATGTCGTCGAAGGAGACCGTATCGCCCTCCTTGTAGTGTACCGTACGGTCGTTCTTGTCCGTGAACGGAACCAGCACTTTCAGTTTAGCTTTCATAATCTTTTGGTTTAATGCGTTCGTATTCGATTATCCGACGACCTCCTCGTCGCCATTCTGGTCACCCTTCTGGTCGTCCGACGGCTCTTCCCCTGTGCGGCAGTCGAGCAGCGTCACCAACTGACCCCATGCGATCTGCGTGTCGGCCTTCATCAGCATCTTGATGAAGTACAGCTCGCCGCTGGCCTGCACCTTGTCGACCTGCAGGCACTCGTAGTCGTCGGCGAGGTTGCAGCCCGCGTAGAGGTTCGAATCCGTGCCCAGTGAGCAGATCGTACCGACGATCACGCCGTCGGGCCAGTCGTTCAGCGCAGCGATGCGCTTGCCCTTGAAGCGGGCGATGTTCGTCGAGGTCGGATCGGCGCCCTTGTGATGCAAGTCCGTGAGCTCGTTGTCGTACTTGTCGAAGTCGGCGGACGACATCAGGAAGGTGAAGTTCGCCTGATCGCGAACCTTATCCGCCGTCTTCTCCCAGACGGCGCGCAGACGCTTGATCTGACTCGTCTCCGCACAGGTCGCCTTCACCACATCGGGATCGGCCAGCATGCGCGTGAGGATGCCGTTGAAGAACTGCTCCTCGCCATCGCCCGATACGCCCTGAATGAAGTGATAGCCCAGCTCCGTGCCGACCTGCTTGAGCACCTCGCTCAGAAGTATCACCTGCACATTGCTCGGAAGCTCGCGGAACACGAGGTTGCCTGTCGGCTGCCACTTCTTCCAGAACTTCTCGAACGATCGCGGGTTGAACTCCGTATAGACCATGATGTCCTCGGGCTTCAGAAGACGTTCGTCGATCTTGAACTCGCCCTTCGAGTTCTCGCTCTTGGGCATCTCGACGCGCTTCTGCAGCAGCTTCGAAAGCTGGAGACGCGGGATGTAGAACTTGTCGCCGATGCTCGTCTCCATGTGGATCAGCCCCTTCTCGAAGAGCTGATTGCCCGTGGCGGCCATGACCAGAATCTGGTCGAGGACTTCGCCGCCGTAGGCGGTTTGAATATTCGGATTTGCCATAATTGAATGAATTGATGATTGATTACTGTTTGAGCCGGGCACGAACCTCCGCTTCACGCTCGGCGAGGTAGTCCTTGTCGGTCTTGCCTTCGGCGCCGGTCGCCGAGGCGAGGGTCTGCATGATGCGACGCTTGGGCTTGCGTGCCGCAAGCAGCGTGCGCGTATTCTCGGGGTCTTTGCGCATCAGCGCCTTGAAACCCGGCACTTCGTCGGCGCCGATGCGCTCCTCCTCGCGTGCCGTGTCGACCTCGGCATCATAGGCCGCCTCCGCGGCTTCGCGCTCCTTGCGTTCGAGATCGGCGACCTTCTCCTTGAGGGCGTCGCGCTCGGCGACCACCGCCGCGTGCTCTTGGGCCTTGTTCACGACCTCCGTAATGCGCGACATGACTGCCGCCTCGTCCGCACAGTCGGAAAAGGCCGGCATCGATCTGAGTTTGTTGATCATCTGTTCTTGATTTTTAAGTGAAACATGTTCGATGTAAAGTGCCGTGTAGCGCTCGCAGCGCTCGCGCGGCGTAAGCGACGCGGAGACAGCGGTGCGGTCGTCATCGAAGATCTCGTCGATGAAACCCTCGGCCAGCGCCTCCTCGGCCGTCAGCCAATGATCCCGGCCATCCATGTAGGTCGCGCGTATCTCCTCGACGCTCTTGCCCGTGCGTGCCGCGTAAATCTCGCACAGCGTGTTCTCGATCTGCTCGAGGTGGGCGACGCAATCCTTCAACTTGGCGGCATTGCCGAACACGTCGCTCATAGGCTGGTGGATCATGATCTGGCCGTAGCGGCTCATCTTGACCCGTTTGCCGCAGCCGGCGATGAACGACGCCGTAGATGCCGCGATGCAGTCGATGTAAATCGTGATGTCGGCCGCGGACTGCCGCAGGAAGTTGAAGATGGCGATACCCGCGGCCACATCGCCGCCGACGGAGTTGATCCTTACGTCGATCTTGCGGTAGGTTCGCTCGGCGGCGGCGATCTGGCGGACAACATCCTCTGCGCCGACGTCGCCATAGTCGCCGATTTCACCATATAACAGGATGCAGCAGGTGTCCTCCTGCGGCCCGGGAATGATATTGAAAATGCGCTCCATTTCGTGCTTTGTTTACCGCAAAATTGAGCGTCATTTTCGGCCTCTGCAAATCGGAATTTTATCATGCAACTTTCTGATTGCATGATGCAACCGTAAAGTTGTGTGATATTTTTCGCGTTTGTGATTCACTTATTTATCGGTCAATTTTGCAAGGGTAAAAACACGAGCAATGACGAAAATAACCTCCGAACAGATGCGCCGCTGGGCGCTCTCGATGTACCTGAACGAAAACCGCACGCAGGCCGAAATCGCCGAGGCGTGCGGCGTGTCGCGGCAGACCGTCATACGCTGGGCCAAAGCCGACAAATGGGACGAGCACAAGGCGTCGCTGACCATGACCCGCGAGGAGCAGATCAAGAACCTGCAGCGGCAGATCATGGAGATCAACAACGTCATCCTCGGCCGCGAGCAGGGTAAGCGGTTCGCGACGCCCAAAGAGGCCGACGCCATCGCCAAACTGACCAACGCCATCAGCAAGCTCGAAACGGAACTGGGCATTCACGAAGCCGTCAGCACCGCACAGCGCTTCGTTGCATGGCTACGGCCTGTCGACCCCGCGCTGACGAAGACATTCGCCGCGCTGTTCGACAAGTTCCTTAAATCCCTAATGTGATGAAGCAGATCGACCGAGACGCCTTGAAGGAGTGGGAAGCCCTCAAGCAATCCATATACAACGACACGCCCATCGACGAGACGATGTCCCCGGCCCAGATCGAGAAGCACCGGCTCTATCTGGAGGCACACCCCATCGAGTGGATGAAGTTCTTCTTCCCCAAGTATGCGAAATACCCCTTCGCGCCTTTCCAGAAGAGAGCCATCCACCGCATCATCAACAACCCCGAGTGGTACGAAGTACTGTCGTGGAGCCGCTCGCTGGCCAAGAGCACCATCACGATGTTCGCGGTGCTGTACCTGACACTGACCGGCCGGAAAAGCACCGTCATCCTCGCCTCGGCGACAGAGAAAGCCGCAGCGCGTCTGCTCGCACCGTATCGGGCCAACCTCGAATCGAACCGCCGCATCATTCAGTACTACGGCGAGCAGATGTCCGTGGGCGAGTGGGCCGAGCTGGAGTTCCGCACCCGGCAGGGCGTGGCGTTCTACGGCGTGGGCGCGGGAAATGCGCCGCGCGGCGCGCGAAACGAGGCGATCCGTCCCGACGTGCTGCTCGTGGACGACTTCGACACCGACGAGGACTGCCGCAACCCCGATGTCCTGAACAACAAGTGGGACTGGTGGGAACACGCCCTCTATCCGACCCGCGACCCCTCCGGTTCGCTGCTGGTCATATTCTGCGGCAACATCATCGCCGAAGACTGCTGCATCGTCCGGGCCGGCGCGATGGCCGACCACCATGACATCGTGAACATCCGCGACGCCGAGGGGCGCAGCACATGGCCGGAGAAGAACACCGAGGAGCTGATCGACCGCGCGCTGTCGAAGATATCGACGCAGGCGCAGCAGGCCGAGTATTTCAACAACCCCGTCGTCGAGGGCAAAATATTCGGCCCGCGCAAATGGGGCAAGATTCCCGACCTGCGACGATTCCCGTTTCTCTGCATCTATGCCGACCCGACGCAGTCCGAGGCCAAAGGTGCTGCCAAGAACAAGCAGGGGTCGCTCAAGGCTGTGTGGCTGCTCGGAAAGCTCGACCGCGTGCTCTACGTCATCAAGGGGTTTCTCGGCAAGATGACCACCGAGGAGTTCGTGACGCACTTCTTCTCGCTCTACCTCTACGCCCGGGCCGGCGGATGCCGCGCGATATACGCCGTGCAGGAGAATAACTCACTGCAAGACCCCTTCTTTCAGCAGGTGTTCAAAAAGGCATTCGCCAACAAGGCGAAGCAGACGGGAATCAGCCTCTCGGTCATCCCCGACGAAAAGAAGAAAACCGACAAGGCCGTGCGTATCGAGGCCAACCTCGAACCGCTCCATCGCGAGGGGTTGCTGGTGCTCAACGAGGCCGAGAAGGGCGACCCCCACATGAAGCTCTTGGACGAGGAGTTCAAGTTCTTCACGATGGCGCTGAAATTCCACGCCGACGGCGTGGACTGCGTCGAAGGCGGCAACCGCTTTATCGACGACAAGATCGGAGAACTGCATCCCGTCGTGACGACGCCCCGTTGCGTCATGGCACGCCGCAACAAATACAGACAGTAAAATATGGCACAATTCATCATCCCCGAGGACTACGACGCCTCGATCCATCAGGAGATTCTCGACGCGCTGATCCGCTCCGACCGGCAGATCGTCGAAATATGCGAAGACCGCGCCATCGCCGAGATGCGCGGATACCTCGCGGCGCGATACGACTGCGACCGCGTTTTCTCGGCCGTGGGCGCCGAGCGCAACCAGCTCGTGCTGATGATGGCCCTCGACATCGCCATCTACCACATCTTCTCCATACACAACCCGCGCAACATGTCCCAGATCCGCGTCGACCGCTACGAACGCGCCGTGGAATGGCTCAAAGGCGTGCGCAAAGGCGACATCTCCGTCGACGGGCTGCCCGAAATCGAGCAGGAGGCAAAAGAGGCAGCCTCGCAGTTCCAAATCCGCAGCAACCCCAAACGCAACAACCGATTCTGACATGGCAAAAGAAAAGAAAAAGAAAGGCAAACGCATCACCGCCGGCGGCAATATCGGCCGCACGCCGACGCAGACCATCGTGCTCCAGCCCACACGCCGCGGAGGGCTGGACGTGTCCGCCTACATGGACAGCATCCGGCAGGCGGAGCTCATCGACTGGCCGCGGCGCGCAAAACTCATCGACCTGTACGCCGACGTCATGCTCGACGGACATCTCTTCTCCGTGCTGCGCAAGCAGAAAGCGGCGATACTCTCGACGCCGATACAGTTCCAGCGCGACGGGAACCTCGACGAGGCGATGCAGGAACATATCGATTCTCCGTGGTTCAACCGCTTCATCGAAGACCTTATCAACGACGAATGGGAGGGCGTCGGCGGCTCGCTATTCCAGTTCTTCCTCGACGACAAAGGATGGATCGACTACAATCTGATACCCCGCAAGCACGTCGATGCGATCAACCGCACGATCCTCTGCAATCAGACAGACCTCACAGGCGAAAGCTGGGACGACTTCTCCGACCTGCTCTATGTCGGTAATCCGCGTCAGATCGGGCATCTCGCGGTCGCGGCGTTCTGGGTAATACTCAAGCGCAACAACGTCGCGGACTGGGCCGAGCTGGGCGAGATATTCGGCCGGCCGATCCGCGAAGGAACCTACGACGCATGGGACGACAAGGCCCGCGAGAAACTCATAGACGATATCTACAACATGGGCGGCGCAGGGGTCATCGTGCACCCCGACGGAACGAAGATCAATCTGATTCAGGCCGGGAACATATCCGGAGGCAGCGACCTCTACGACCGTCTCCACGCGACCTGCAACAACGAGATCAGCAAGATCGTCAACGGCAACACGCTGACCACCGAGGCGGGAGACAAGGGTACGCAGGCCCTCGGAACCGTGCAGCAGGAGGGAGAGGTCGACATCGCATTCTTCATCAAGCGCCGCATCCTCGACATTCTGAACTACGAGGTGACGGACGTATTCGCGTCGATGGGAATCGACACCTCCGGAGGCAAGTTCGCATTCGTGCCGCCCAAGAAGAAAGACCCCGAAAAGCAGGTGACCATCGTATGCCGGTTGAAGAACGAAGCCGGGCTGCCCATCGATGACGACTACCTCTACGAGGAGTTCGGTATTCCCAAACCGGACAACTACGACGAGATGAAAGCGGCGCAGCAGACGGCAGCGTCCGCAACCGAAGAGCAGGCCGGGAGTGAGGACGGCGAAAGCACCGACGAGGACGATCCAACGAAGACCGGAACCGAACCGAAGAAGAACCGCAAACTTACGGATCGCGTGCGCGATTTTTTCGGCCGCGCCCCCGAAAGCGCGGGGGCGGATTCAGACTGGTAGTCGATACGCTTTATATCGATGCGGCCGAAAAGCGACCGGCGGAGAACGGCTTTTCGTTCGACAGCGGCGTGCTGGCCGCCGCGCTTCGGAACATCTACGAGCGGCGGTACAACCCACGCACGGAGATCGACGCCGAGCTCTTCGAGGAGGTCAGCCGAATATTCGATGCGGCGACCGACGCCGGGTTCTCAGGAAGCGAAGCCGGCGGCGACTTCATGGAGCAGTTGCGCACCAACAACGCCGTGTTCGCCGCGTTCAAGACCCACCGCATGGGCCGCGACATGGCCGCACAGCTCATCGACGAAAACGGCGAGGTGAAATCCTTCCAGCAGTTCCGCCGCGACGTCGAGCCGATAGCCGATCATCATGTCGAGGCATGGCTTAGAACCGAATACGACACCGCCATCAAGCGGGCGCACCGCGCTGCCGAGATGCGGCAGTTTATGGCCGAGGCCGACGTGCTGCCGAACATTCGGTGGCTGCCCTCGACGGCGGTGAATCCTCGCGAGTCGCACATGCCCTTCTACGACCATGTGTGGCCCATCGACGATCCGTTCTGGGAGGAGCACAAGCCCGGGGACGAGTGGGGCTGCCAGTGCGGCTGGGAGGCGACTGACGACCCTGTGACCGACAACTCGGGGCTGGGCGGCGAGCGGATTAAGCCTTCGCCCGGGCTGAAAGGCAATCCGGCACGCACGGCGCAGCTATTCTCCGACGACCACCCGTATTTCCCCTCCGACTGCTCGACGTGCGCGTTCAAGGGCGTGCAGCTCACGCTCTTCACCAACCGCACGAAGGACTGCTACCACTGCAAGAACGTACTCAAAGCGGTGCAGAAGGCAGAAAAGACGCTGACGACGAAACGGGCGGAGCTCGCCGAAAAGAAATCCGACGCGACATCCCGCGTCAGCCGGTTGTCGCTGCCGGCGCCGGCCGTACATTCAAGCACGGAATTGAAGTACGGAACGGTGATGTGCTCGAAGTCCGACATCCGGCAGTTGGTATATCATGCCGCCGATGCCGAAAGCGTCGATGTGTCGATGAAGATGGATCGCTATTTAGACCGGCTGCGATTCGTGCGCGTGGAGGAGCCGAAGCACTTCACCGGCAAGAAGCAGTCGCGCGGACTGGTCGAATACACCGTGTATGAGTTGGAGGTCGGCAAGCAGACTTTCGTAGTGAAATGCGAGGCTCGGACGAACCGCGAAACGTCGGAGATATACGAACACCCGTATTCGATATACCGGAAATGAAAAAAGCATCCGAACGGCCGAAAGACACTCCCGACATGGAGCTCGGACTTATGTGCGGATGCTTTTGAAAGCGTTGGCACGCCTTCATCTGCAAATATAACAACAAATCTGCCGAAAACAAAATTCAGTGCAAATTTTTATTCGAACGGCGTTCAAATGGATATCAAAGAGTTCTCGAAGCTCATTCGAGCGAAACAGAAAGAGATCGACACGCTGATGCGGCGCAAGATGCCCATCCGGGTCGGAAACATGGCGAAGCGGCACTTTCAGGACAACTTTCGAAAGAGCGGCTTCGTCGACGGAGGACTACACCCGTGGCCGAAGACCAAACGGCAGCTCGCCGGCGGAACGTCGGCGGCCAGCCAGCACAAACCGCTGCTCAGCAACCGCAACCACCTGTTCAACGCTGTGCGCTACGTGCCGGGCGACTATCGAGTAAAGATCGTGAACGACGTACCCTATGCGCCGATCCACAACTGGGGCGGCGAGACGTCGCCCGCCGTAACGCCCAAAATGAGGCGGTTTGCGTGGGCGATGTACTACCAAGCAGCCGGGAAGTCGAAGAAAGGAACGAAAGGCCGCAAAGCGGCCGAAAATGCCCCGAGCGGCGCACTCCCGCCCGAGGCGCAGATGTGGCACTCTCTGGCATTGACGAAGAAGAAACGACTGCGGATCAAGATTCCACAGCGGCAGTTCATCGGCCAGAGCCGGGAACTCGAAGAGCGCATACGCGCCGATGTAGAAACGCAGGTCGAATCCGTACTTAAATTATAGACGATGGAAAGTGTGAAACTCGCGCTGATGAAGCGCATCGAAGAGGCGATGCCGGAAGTCCGCATCGACGAGGACTACGGACAACTCGAATCGCAGGAAGACCAGTATCCGGTCGTGTTCCCCTGTGTGCTGATCGGCATGGGCGACACGGAGTGGCAGCCGATGGCCAACCGTCCCGGAGTACAGCAGGGCAAGACATCCGTCACGCTGAAGCTGGCAATAGACTGTTACGACGACACGCATATCGGCTCCACGACGGAGGAGAAGATCGCCGAGCGCGAACGGATGGCCGACCGCCTGTTCCGGGCCGTGCAGGGAATGAGATTGTCGCAGAGGATGTCCGAGCTCGACCGACGGCGTAGCGCCGAATATGCCCTCGGCGGCGGGGTCAAGGTCTACGAGGTGACGTTCGAGTATCTCGTGCGGGAGATCGTGTGATTATTCCCCGGAGAACAGGCGGAGCTGTCCGGCCGTGAGCCTCGGAACCTTGATCTTCGGAGCCGGGCGGATGTCGCCCTCGGGATGCTCCTTGCAGTATTGCCGGATGATGGCCATCACGCGATCCTCGGAAATGAAGAACTCCTGCTCGGAGAGAATCTTCAGGGCGTCATCGAAGCGCAGACGCTGCACCTCCGTCCAGTAGTACCAGCGGCGGCACAGCGCCTCGTTGCGCTTGTCGATTAAGTCCTTGTTTCTTCCTCTCGGCAT